CGCCAAGACTGCATACACACCAGGCATGGACCATGTATGTATTGCGGATACAAGGGATCGCGCAGAGTATCTTCATCGAAGAGTTCACTTTACGCATGCGCGATGGCCTGAGCAGTTGCGTACACCCACGGCTGCCACGCGAGAGGTGCGCCAGCTATCTTTCGACCCGAGCAGGGGAGGCAAGATGCGCGTTCTGTCAGGCGAGTCTGGCAGTGTAGGTATTGGTCAATCGCCCGATTCTTTTCATGGATCGGAACTTCCGTTTTGGTCGGACCCCGAGGGTCAGTTTTCATTGATTTATCCGTCAATGATTAACAGAAACCACTCGTTAATGGTGCTGGAGTCCACCCCTTTGCATGCGGGAGACTGGTGGCACGACCAATGCAACGACGCAAGGGCTGGTAGTGGCCGATGGGTGTACGCATTCTTCCCATTTTGGGACGGTAAACTCAACAGACGACCTTGGGGTAAGGATGAAAAGCTTACCTTAGAGGAGCTCAGGCTTATAGAAAAGTACGGCGAAGAGGGTTTAACGAAAGAAAACTTGGCATTTAGACGCTTTATGATGAACACGGATGCGCAAATTCGAAGAGATCCGGCTTTATTTAGAGTGTTCTACCCATTCGACGACATTTCCTGTTGGATTTCTAATCACAGAGCAATTTTCAATGAAAGCTTGCTTGAGAAACACAGAAATAGAAAAATGGAAAAGTGGTCTCCTTCATACATGGAGTATGAGCCACCGGAAGAGGGAGCAATCTATGTCATCGGAGTGGACCCCGCAGGACACGCAGCACGAGACCATGCGTCTTTCCAAGTGGTTAAAGTATATGAAGGGGAGTGGACGCAAGTTGCTTGCTATGCAGACCACACCGAGCCAATTGCCTTTACAAAAAAGCTCCTCGAGGTCGCAGAAAAATACAACCGAGCACTCGTCGTCATTGAATCAAACGGTGTCGGTGCCGCAACCATTGCACTCGCTAAACAGGCAGACTACAAAAACTTATACTACGAGAAACCATACAAAGCAGGGCTCACAAGCACATCCAAAAAGCTGGAAGAAATGATCGGATGGCTGCAAGATGCGCTTCTTGACGAGCTCGTGCTGAATGATGAGGACACATTTGGTCAACTATCCTCATATCGGCACGACAAAAGAACAGAAGCGTCAGTGGTTTCCGAAATGCTGCGTGGCTCTGTAGGCCCAAAGAGACGTGAGCGTCATCACTGGGATAAGATTTCTGCCCTACAGTTGGCGGTTGTTGGCGCAAGAAGGGTACCGCAACGCCCCAAAGGCTCAATCAGCAAAGGCAGTGAGGGCAATGTTGTTTTGTTTAAGGATTTGACTTGGGACCAGTTACAGGCGTATAGAAAGGCTGACGGTTCTAGTAATAAGAAGCGCAGCAGATCTCGTTACAGATCGGTTCGCCGGAGGAAGTAATGGAAGAAGATAAGCTTGGTTTCGACGGCTCTCCTGAGGGGCTGAAACAGATCCGTGCAAAAGTTAGCAGCGATGTGCTTAAAAAGAAAAACCAGCGTTCTGCAGCAGCAGAGCATTTTGGCGTTCCTCTTGAGCAGGTCGATGACCAAATGATTGAAATGTTCACCTCTATGACTGATGCTGGAGCATAAAATGGACAAGATGAAAAGTAAGAGAATGGAAATCGTAAAGAACTACTACGCCAAAAAGTCTAAAAAGAAAGGCAATAAAGGTGACAATGATAAAGGTTCTGAAGATAAAGATAGTGGTATGAATTCTGGAAAGAAGGATTACAAATAATCATGGATAAGCTCAAGGCCAAGCGCGAAGGCATTGCTAAAAACTATTTCCTTAAAAAAGCAAATAAGGAAATGGAGAGAAAAGGCACAAAGGGCGAGTTTACCGCCAAGGCCAAACGCGCTGGCTTTACTAAAAAAGATGGTACAGGCGACGCTCAGGCCTATGCAAAACATGTTCTTGCAAACAAAGACAAGTTCAATGAAGAGACAGAAAAGCAGGCTCAGTTTGCATTGAATATGGGCAAGATAGCAAAGCAGAGGAAGGATTAGATGGCTCTTACTCATCAGCAGATTCAAGGCATTGTAAAGACGCACCAGGCCAAGGCAGGCGCAGAGCGTCAACGCTGGGACGCATGGCGAAGATGGTACTTAGGCGAGTACTGGAACAACGCATACGATGCTCCTACGGGTGCCTTTTCTGCCGAGACCGGCATTGATGACGACAATGTAAACTTCGAAACCAACTATCCTTATGCGTATATCGACACGATGGTGGCAAACATTTGTCCAACAAATCCTAAGATCACTGTATCTGCCCGCCGAAGAAAGAATACAGAATCGGCAATGGTGAGAGAGGCTTTGATCAACGATGTGTTCTATCGTCAAAAACTACATGCAGACTTGTGGAGACTATGTATCGGAACGTCTATATGTGGCCGCGGCTTCGTTAAGTCTGTTTGGAACTTCAAGCGAGAGACGGTTGAATATATGGTTGTCGATCCTCGACATATCTTTTTTGATATGTCCGCTACTCGTTGGGAGGACATCCGATATCTTGTTGAGGTCACTGTAATTACAAAAGCCGAGTTTAAAAACCGAGTCAAAAAGGCTGGGCGAAAAGGCGGTTACTACCCAAGAAAAGCCGCAAAAGATGTAAGCTTTGGAGGGTATCCAAGCTGGCTGCGTGACTATACAGGAAACAGAAGCATGGTCAACAATGCGTCTAGAGACGTATACAATTGGGCTACTGTTTATGAGTTCTATGACTTTGAAAATAAGAAGTATTACCACATCATGGACGGGATTGATGAGCCCCTGTTCGAGGGTGACCTTCCGTATACATATTGCGACAATCCTTTTGTGATGCTGCAGTTCAACGAGAATATGAAAGACTTAGCTGGGCTTTCTGATATTGCTTTGATTTCTAGTTTGCAGCAGAGACTCAACGAGTTGGATACTTTGGAGTTATGGCATGCACAGTCGTCAATTCCTGTTACTCTTATTCAAAGTGGTCTGGTCGATAATCCAGAACAGGTCAAAACAGCCATCAGAGATGCCGCAGAGCCCGGTTCGGTAGTCGATGTGCACGGAAAGGCAGATGTTCCTTTACGGGACCTTTTTGGTGCCACACCGCAGCCTGGGCTTACCCCTAGCTTTGATAAGATGAGGGCTCGAGCACAGCAGGTGATTGAGTTTGTTTTGGGCGTGCCTCAGTATAGTCGAGGTGTCGTTGGCGTTACTGACGTCGCGACAGAGGTTGCGCTCGCAGACTCTGCTACACGTACTAGAAATGGAAGAAGAATCAAGGCAGTCAATGACGTTATTGCTCAACTTGCTATCAACACGATTGCGTTGTTTGAAGAGTATCTTGAACCTACAAGTCAAATTG